GTCAATCGACTTCGTAGGGTTTACTTCCCACGTTGGTCGCCTTAGTGCGAACAGGCCGGGGAATGAATACCTCGTGATGTGGTCTTCTTCCCATTCAATTGTAAACTCGTTGTCTGGGTCACCGTCGGGCAGGTCTTCAATAATCTTGAAGGTGTGTTGGCGGATAATGGTTTCCTTCTCCGCTACCGCGCCAATCATGCCCTTGTCAGGGTCGTTGAACTCTGGTCCGTAACGCTGCTGGATATAGTCACCTCTGAAACGAGGGAAGGATAGCAGCATTACCTTGCCAAGAGAAAATCGAGAGTCCACAGAGTTTCTATACATCTGATAGGTTGCATCAGCGGTATCCGCCAACTCGTTTCCGGTGTTGGACTCTAGTGCGAAACCGGAAATCTCATCGAGAATGGCGATAAGCAAATTAAGTCCCTCGAACGCCTCTCTTTGAGAGTGTCCAGAGTAGACGGTTACGTTCTTTTCGAACTCGATGGAGTTGTTCTTGATTTCGAACTTTCCGATGAACCAAGGGCAACCCAGAATCTTTTCACGCAGTCCCTTGAAGAAGACATTTCGTGCTTGGTCAGCGTTAATAGCGATGTTAATAATATCGATAGCGTCTCCGCGTGGCTTGCCGTAATAGTGTGCTGGGTCCTTAAGACATAGCAACAAATACACAACGTAACATACAGCAACAGTAGAAGTAAAGTCCTTTCCACTTCCCTTGCCAAGTTGTAGCACGATTTCAGTACACGTTTCATCCCAGCGCTCTAGGCCTTTCTTCTTTCCGTAAAGAGCAATCAATGTCTCTTTGCGGTAAATCTGACTTGCGGCTCTAACGATTTGGTATTGATAGGTGCTCAGTGGGGGTAGGTTAAGGAAGTCTTCACTGGTTACGAATTCTTCAATCTCTACCGGGACTTCGTCCCATTCCGCTCCTGATACCGCCGAAATGAAGTCTGTAAAATCAGCCATTGTCTACGACCTCAACATCGTAATCGGCAACGACTTCTACCTGACCAGTAACCTTTGTCAACTTGTGAGCGATGTGTGCTTGGCAATCTGGGCAAAGGTCATTGCGAAGAATATCAATAAGAATGGCTTGCTTCTCTTCCATATCAGCCAACTCGTCACCCAATTCGGCGGAGTCAAGCAGCCCTGCCTTTGCCAGAGCGTCTACTCTTTTGGCGTCGAGTTCTGCGATAGCCTTCAAAGCGCTGTTCTTCTGTGCCGCCGCTGCTGCGTTCCACGGCAGTTGGTCAATCTCATCGACAAGGTCATAGAATCTCTTGATAAGACCATCGTAGTGCTTGACCATCATGTTTAGATGGTCGCGGGCCATATCGCGCGCTTGCTGGTCTTCTGACAAAGCGGCGCGGTAATCTTCTTGAAGCGTTACAACTTCCTTGCGGGCAATTCCGGTTTCCTTGGAAATGTCAGTAGCCGACCATCCCTTAAATGTGAGGTCGGCTACTCGCTCCATTGCATCGAAGCGGGCGGATTCGGTTGAGACTATGCTCATCGCATACCACCGGCGGTTGGTGCCCAAGTCAATCCTGTGAAAGCAATCTTTCGATGTAATGGATTGAGGCAGAAGCCACAAACCTGCTCATCCCTTTGATTGATAGGAACATTTCTCTCGTGTGGAAAATTTTCCTCTTTACACCTAGGAGTTAGGCATTCATAAACGTATGTTGGCATAATCCAATTATATCATACAATCTGTAAATCTGCGTACCCTTGGGCCGTGACGCCCTCAATGGCGTCTGCATAGCAAGTAACACAGCAGATTCTACGACGTGCATCGCCGCCTTCTACCTCATTCCAAGCACGCTCAATTAGCCATGTTGGTACCCCGGCATCGACAAGCGCATCGTAATTGCTCAACTTGTCCTCAACCATTGTGTCAACAGGCACAGAGGTCTTGTCAGCGGTAAAATGAATCTCATCAATTTCCATGCCTGAGTCATTGAACGCCTTAATGGTGTTGCGCTGAGAATTCAACGGGTCAGAGCCAAAGGCACGGTCGGTCAGAATGATGACCTCGTGGCCCATTGCCTTGACACGGTTTACGGCCTCAACAGCACCACCTCTCCAGTGACCAGAGAAAATGATACCGGCGTCTACACCGTAATCAACAACCTGCTTGAACTGCTCATAGGTCCAGCCCCAATCCTCATACCAATTCCAAAAGGACTTCTTGGTGGGGCCTGACTTCCAAAGGTGTCCCAAGTTCAAAACCTCTAGGGTCTCGCGCACACCTTCGCCAAAGTTGTCCAATACGCCGTCGCTGTCAAACCCGACTCTCATAAATACCTCCAAAAAGTCTAATCTTGTTCTTGAAATCCTCTAGCGAGCCTTCGTTTTCTATTACGTGGTCAAAGTGAGGATAGTTTACTGCTTCCATTTCAGAAGCATGGTCATTGGCAGGGCCAATGCCTAGTCTATTGATTCGCCAAATCTCACCACCGCGTTCACGAATGGCATCAAACTCGTTGAAGAATCTGGCATCAGACACAACCACTCTATCATCCTCACCGTAGCCTGTCAAGGCCGCGTCAATCCAGATTGAGTCCCATAATGTCTGCCTACCGGCCTCGGTGCCGAGGCGCTGTAGGAGCCTGCGAATCTCGGGGCCGTGCTCAGTTTCCTTATACCCGTCCCAGCCATATTCGTCAATAACATCTTGGACGTAGACTGGTCCCTTGGGATTGCCAACAGTCCAGATATAGACTAGTGGATTCAGTGCATAAAGCATTTCTCGCAACTTGTCGGCAAACGCTACTTGAACAAAGCCGAACTCATTAACCAAGACCTTTGCGGCCTCGTCCTTGCCTGAGCGAGCAAATCCGCTCAACCCAATTACTGTCATGTACGATTCCTTAGCACTAGCATTACCCAATCACTCTGGGCTAAAATCCACTCTCTACTTACCGGCTCTTCGTTGCCAGCATGATTAATCCATGCGAGGTCAGAATAGTTTTCCAACTTGTCCAAGAACCTCTCGGTGTACGCGCCCGGGGTGTATTCAAGCAATACCGTTGGCTTTTGTCTAACCAAGGTCTCACTCATACCGTCCCAGATAAACTCTTCTGCACCCTCGGCGTCCATCTTGATTACGGTGTTCTGCTTCGGAATGCCTGCCAAGCACCTGTCCAGCGTGGTCGCCGGTACGGTGATGACACTTGACGGATAAATGGTATCATCAATAGCATTCATCCTGATAGTAGCACTGCCCTGTAGGTCGTTTGGAATGGTCAACTTGACCTCGCCAACCTGACTGGAAAGCGCATAAGGATATACGTTGAAGTGATTTGGCGCTAGCCAGTCACCTCTGGACTGGTCCCAACCGATGTCTCGGCTTGCCCTAATCATGTTGTGGTACTTTGGGTTTGGCTCAAACGCCATGACGCGAGCACCCTGTCTGGAAGCGATGATTGAATAGTACCCGGTGTTTGCACCGATGTCAATGAAGAATGTTTCCTCACCCACATTGTTGAGCACCCACGCAGTAATCCACGCCTCCCAGAAGCCTTCATTGATTAGGCAAGTGGTGACCGACTTGTCATCCTTGCGGCAATAAATAGGTATATTGCCCAAGATTCTTGCCATGTACCACTCGTCGGTCTGGTCTACAATACCGGCCCCGACCATGCTGCGTCTTTCAACGTATTGTCTGTCGTATATCATTTCTTAAGTTCGTGCCTTTTTAACCATCGGTTGATGGTCGATTGATTTGTATTTGCCAACTTGGCAATCTCTTGTTCGGTCAGTCGTTCAACGACATACTTTTTGTACATCCATCGCTTTGACATCCAAAGTCTAAATTGTGCAACCATCAGAATGGTGGGTCGTAGTAAATGTTTGCAATGGGCTTGCCAACCTTAATGGCGTAGTTCCTGCACGCAAACGTACCACCCGACTCCTTTCCGTTCCAGTAAGCCATTACCGCATCAGCGTTGTCTACCATGTATTCGTTTCGCTTGTGGTAGACCCATGCACCGGGGTAATTTTCGGATTCATTGACATTAACCACTTCGCTCGCGTAAGCAATGATTGCGTCATATAGTTCTCTGTCTTCGTTGCGAGGTCCGTGTCCAGCCCAAGGACGAGCAGCGATGACCTTAATCCCCAATTTGCGAGCCTCATCACCCGCCCACAGGTCAAACCCAGATGCCATGCCACAGATAAATACAGAGGGAATCTTTCCGTTTCTGCTTGGATACTGTAGTTTGACTCTAGCCTTTGTTCTAACGACACTTTCGTCCTCACAATCTTCCGGTCTATGTCCTGTTCCTGCTACGATTAGGCTCATAATTAATCCTCTCTGCATCTTCGAATGACACTAGTAAAGCAAAGGAATGGCGGTACGGATGGTCTGGGCTACGCATAATTGCAAATGCATCAACGGCTAGAATTTTTACCTCTACCCCGCAAAGCAACACGGTCTCGCCGCGCAAATCCCACGGTTCCCACATGCCTTCCGGCAACTTCCACTTGACCGACGAATATGCCACTCCTCTGTTTGAAACAGTAAACATGTCTTCTGGGTCATCAAATCTTAGCATGTCACCAGTCTATCAGGTCAGGAAATCTTAGTCAAGGACTTGGAAGCGAAGAGAGCCAACCCCACCGCATCG